AGGATCGTGATCCTGAAGCGCCTTGACTTCCCAATCGCCACGCTCGGCGGCAGCCACGCTCTTTGAGAACGCGCCTGGCTTGATGATCTCCCGCGTGCTCAGCCCTTCGGCTTCGGAGTTGAAGATAGCGGCATAGCCCGTAAAGGTGTGCCCATCGCCCTCAGCGCGGATCTCCGTTTGGAACTGTCGGTACTCGATTGCCATTTTTGGTTTCTCCTTACGCTCGGCGTTCTCGACGATATTGTCAGCCCACCGCTTACCCGCGTCGCCGCCCCATAGCGCCCACGCGATTCTTCCAGCGGACGGATAACCGTCTTCGCCAGTGTTGAAGCCTTGTCCCTGCTTATCGACCTCGTGACGTGCAAAATATGAGCGCATCCGTTGTACCGTATCAAACGGCAAATTGCGCCCGTTGATAATGTCGCGCGCGCGAGCAACGCCGACGAGGGTACCGCCGCGTCCAAATTCAGCGCGCCAATCTAGACCGCGCTGCGCCTCTGTCTGCATCTGCTTCGTTGGTTTATAACCGTCAGGGTTGATCGGAGCGCGCTCTTCATAATCGTCCTCGTTCTCGTCGTCGTCATCGTCTTCGCGCGGCTGCCAAACGTTGCAGTAATACGCGCCGCTGACATAATCGTCCCAGCGCTCGCACCACGCCTTGTCGCCCTGAATATCGTCTTCGTTGTAGAAGGCGCAGTTGCCGCAGGCGCGACCTTCAGGCACATCCTCGGCGAGTGCGGGTCGGTAGTTATCTGGCAAGGCGCGCTCGCCGCCAGGCTCAATGCCTTCAGCCAGCGAGACGGCGACCATCTGATCGGTCGCATCCTGCTTGTTCGTGTGGCAGCCGATTACCTCGCCGCCCTCTTTTATGGTCGCCCAGCCATCGCAGCCCTCTGCCTTATCCGTGATGAAATATGGCATTACGGATCAACCTGAAAATCGTAGACATCCAGCACGGTGTCGGCAGCGTCAGAGATGGCATAGAGCACATCACCATTGCCGATCTTGAGCGTGGTGATCGCGCCTTTGGAAATCTCAAATCCCGTCGTGGTCGTGACGGCTGCGCCGCCAACCCAGATGTTCTTGTTCGCGCCAAGTTCCATCGTGATCTCGTGGATGTTCTTCGCAGTCGCGGTAGCGATTGCTGCCGCCGCTGTTCCGATGCTGTATTGCTGCGCGCGAAAGGTCATCCCTGATTCTCAACTGGCTGCACGGTGACTGGCGCTGCGCCTGTGTGCGCGACGCGAATGCCAACAAGACGCGAAGCGTCTGATGGCGAGAATCCAGCCTGAACAAGTTTCGCCACGATATTTACCTTCGTGGCAAGCATTGCAGTTTCTGCGTCTGCCTCGTTGAGCGGCATTCGATAGGAATCTCCAGATTCGATTGGGCTGAAATCTTCAAACTTGCGAATATCGTTGACGTTTAGCCAGCCCTCTTGCAAGCCGACGCGGTAAGTGTCATATCGATCCTTAGTCGTGCCGCGCAGAATGGAGTCCATTGAGAACTTCACGAACGCATCGGGCAAAAGAATCAATGTGCTTAGCGGTCGCTCAATCATCTCCACCAGCGGGCGGAGCGTGTACTGCACGAAGGCAAGGTTCTGCTGCTCCACGCTGTTGTAGGACATCGCGCCTGGCGTGGTGACCTGAAGCAGGTTTGGCGGGATGCGGAAGATACGCGCGATCTCTTCGGTGGTGAACTGGCGTGATGCCAACAATTGCGCGTCTTCTGGTCGGAAGGTGAGCGCCTTGAACGTTGCGCCGCCTGTGAGCACGCCTGGCGTGTGAATGTTCTGACCGCTGTGGTGACGTGCCCAGCCCGCCTTCAGCGCCTCGCCCTGCTCTTTCGTTAGGTCGTGCGGCACCTCAATGATGCCCGTAGGCGTGCTGCCTGTTCGGAAGAAATTGGACGCGTAATCTTCAAGCGTCATCCCCAGCGCAAGCGATACTCGCAACTGGTGAATTGGATTGATGCCACGCAATTCGCCTGGCATTGCAATGAGCGGAATATGCAAAATGGTTTCTTGCCCATAAACCATCGTTGGCTCATTTGCGCCCTGATGCACACGGTACTTTACCTCCCGCCCATCGCGGAAGATTTCTACGCGTCGCGGGTCAATGCACCGCACCTCGAGCACCTCGCCGCGCTCATCGCGTGGCGCGTACAGAAAGGCGTTGCCGTCGGTGTACAAAGAGACAACAGTTTCGCTAATGAGTTGATTGATCGTATAAGTCGGCTCATCAGGGATTGGCGTAAGAATCCACGATGGCTTCGCGCCTGCTGGACGATACGGTCGACGGATACCAGCATCGCGTCTATACGCGTCAACTGGAAAAGACGAAACAACATCCGCGAGCAGCCGAACGCTTGCATAGGCTGCGCTTAGACTGAGCGCCGCTTTCTGGTCAATCTCACGATTGCCAAGAAACGGAACCTTGTCGAATGCCAGCGGCGTGAGGTTCTGCAACACCAGCGATCGCTGTTCGGTTGAATTGAAGACGCGGCGAAGAATGCTCACTTATTTACTCCTCGGGTATAACCGAGAGAAACCAGCACGATGCCAGCAAAAACGATCAGCATCCGCGCATCAATAAGCACGAGACCTGAAACGATCGCTGCAACGCCCGCCAACTCTAGGATGGTTGATTTCATAAGGTAATAAACTCCGCTGCTTTAGGTGCCGACGGTGCCTGTGCGTGGAATCTAGCACGATCATAAGCCATCACGCCGCAGACGGCGAGGTCGATCTTGCGCGCCGATCCTCGGTGTTCTTTTACAATGCGCGGACCAAAGCGGTCAATCTTCACGGAGCAGTTGTCCAGATGGCGGCTCATCGCGGGATCGCCATCGTGCGTGAGTGTCTCCTGCGTAACCGCCTCGTAGAAGGCAGCACAGGCGGGCACCATTCGGGCTGGACTCTGCGGGTAGATAACCACAGGCAGACCGTCCGTTTCCCACTTTTGCAGCGTTCTCGCCCAACGATACGGGTCGGCGCTGATCTCGCGGACTTGGTATTTCTTACAAAGATCGTACATCCGAGCCTCGACATCATCCATAGGCACCTGCCAATGCGGGTCGTCCATTGGACGCTCCCACAATGCCAGCGGTTGCACAAACCCGTCCAGCGTACAGGCAACCATCGCCGTGCAGTCGCCGCTAAATGATCCGTCGAATCCGATAACAATTTCCTCGCCGTCGGCGATTTTGCGATCGCCTGCGAGCCGATCCCACGCACCGCCTGGCAACCAACCTGTGGCTGCGGTGACCCATTGATTGAGGCGCTTCGTGCGAAACTCTGCCTCGGGGATGCTCAACACGGCAGATTCGAAATCTGACTCGTGCAAAAAATCACCGAATGCTGGGTTGGCGATCGCCCAAATTTTTGGATCTCGGTAATCTTGCCCCTCGCTTGCGCCGTGCCAACGGAAGAAAAACGATGGGTCGGCGATCTCGCCTGCCTTGAGACGCATCCCGTACTGCCACAGTTTGTAGCACACGGTGTCTTGCCCGCGGGTGTCGGTGCGGCTGCCTGCTGTGGTAATGCCGACGATCAGCGGCTGCTTGCGTGTACCAGAGCCGAGGTTCATTGTGTTCCACAATCGATCGTCGGGTTGAATATGCACCTCGTCGAAGACCACGGTGCTCGGATTCAAACCTTCGGCGCGAGAGGCATCGGCTGAGAGAACGCGAAACACGGAGCCAGTGCTCGGCATTTCGATAACGTCGCGCATCACGCGCAGACGTTGGCTAAGAATTGGATCGAGTTCTACCATTCGTGCCGCCTCACGGAACACGATGCGCGCCTGCGCGCGGTCACCTGCGACGGCATAGACCTCTGCTCCGACCTCATCGATCACGAGACCGAAGAGCGCAATGCCTGCGCCAATCAACGATTTGCCATTCTTTCGTGGCAGACCGATCAACGCGCGGCGGTGTTTCCGTAGCCCGTTCTCGTCTAATTCGTACAGGTCAGTCAGCAGATCTTTCTGCCATTTGCGCAATGTAATTTGTTTGCCTGCGTCATCGCCTTTGGTTAGGCGGCAGAAGTTCTCAATGAACGCCGCGACCTGATCACCTTGGCTACCTAGTGCGACGGGCGGCTGAGATGAGCGCGTCGAGTTTCGCTCCCGCCGAATTCGCCTGGGCATCCAAATCTCCTCTCAATCCGCTTCGTGCGGCTGGCGTGAGACCCAACTCCCTACCAAGAGCGCGAACCAGCAACGCATTGTCGCGCACAATCTGGTGCAGCGGGTTTTTTACAAACTCGCCATTCCGTCCCTTGATGAGCGGTCCCGTTTTTGTCAGCATATCCTCTGCCGACCGATACCGCACAAACGCCTCGCAATACATCCGTAGCGTGTCTACGTCAGCGGATGTTAGCACTCCCGTATGGTGGATTGCTTGCACGATCGTTACCCAAATCTCTCGCGCGTCGGCGGAAAGATCCTCGGGCACCTGCAAATGCAGCGCCGTGGGCATCGGCTCGTCGTAATTTACTCGGGACGGTCTTGTCTCCCCGCGGATGATCTTCAGGCGGTTTGGCATCGAGGCAGGTCCTCTTTGACCCATAACGCCTACTTTCCAGGTCTCGGGCAGAGTACCGCCGCAATCTCAGAACTGGCATCGCCAGCGTATTTGAAACTGGTGGTGATTCTGGCGCGAGATGTTGAATTGTTGATGGACATACTTGAGGTCTTGCCAATTTTTGGCACTCGCCCGCTGCGTGTCAATTCCCAGTTTTGGCTCTTGTTCAGCGCTCGAACGCGAGCGGGGTGGCTTGTTGTCGTAAATACCTGCAAACCCTGCGCCTTCAACCCAGAGCAGATCACATCCACAAACTTGTTGCCGATGCCAACGCCCTGATAGTCAGGCAGCACGACCGTGCGGCTAATTCGTCGTCCGTTCTTGATCACAGAATGCGGGAACGGCAGAATTGCCGTCAACACCGCTGGCTGCTGGTCCACGAGTCCAACGTAGATCTGCGCCGCCTTGTGGAGATTGTTGCTCAGATAGTGATGCTTTGAGAATGCGTGCCACGCCTCATATTTCGCCCAAATGATCTCAATGTCGATTGTTGGGCGTTGCCGAAGTGACCTCCAATGAAACTCGCCAAGATGTGGCTGATAAATCCAATCTGGTTGCAACCACTCCTCGATGTCGTAATGACACGAGACGGCAACGAATTTCTGCTTGCGCGCTCGCACGGTCTTGGCAATTGCCGCCGATCCGATCTGCGCCACGGTGCGATCGATCACCGACGTAAATTCGTCAACGACGGCAATGTCCTGATTGTCTGCCAACACGCGCGCCATATTCACGCGAAATTGCTCGCCGTTAGATAGATTGCCAAACGGTCGCAACCAAGAGGGAGGCGAAGAAAAGCCAACGCTCGACAGCAGTTCGGTGATCGTGCGAATTGACAGATCCTGCGGGAAGTCATCCACGACGGCATTGCCTGCGCGCCAGTTGATCTGCTCGGCGTTAGTCAGTTCTTTCTGAAACATATGCCGCGCCACGGTGGTCTTGCCTGCGCCGCTAGGACCAACAATCAGCCCAACATTCCACGGACGCGCGGACAGGTCTGGGATATTGTTGGCGATCTCGGTGCGACTGATGCTGGCTGCTTGTAGATCGAAGATGCCTTCCAATTGCATCACGCGCGGCGTGCGCTTGATCTTCGTCTCAAGTTTTATCGTGGTCATATGACGATCGCCCGAACCTTCAAGCCTTCGGATGAGAGCCTCAACAACAGCGCCGCCTGCTCGTCCTCCGACGCGCATTCAATGATGACCTCGTACCGCTCGGCAATGATGCCTGGATCGGTGTTTGAATTCTGCTGATCCGCCAATCCGCTTATTGCCTGCGCTCCAAGTTGCTCGAGAAGTGCTTGAACTTCTGCGCTGTTCGTACTTACGCCCGACAGGAGTTCGTCCAATTTCTCGGTGTCTGTGATTGCAAGCCCCGACAACGGGTCAAGCGTGGCAAGCACGAGCGCCTCTTCGTCTTCGCTGAGATCGACATAGACCACAGGAATCTGCTTCGCATCGTCTCGCAATGCCAACGCGACGCGCATATGCCCGTCGATCAAGTGTCCCGTGCGCTGATTTACGATCACGGATTGAACCCAACCCACCTCAGACAGTACGCCAGCGAGCGCATCCTGCTGCTTCTTCGGGTGAATCCGCCAGTTGGCTGGGTTAGCCAGCAACTGATCGGGGTTTTCCTCGCCGTGCCCGACAATGCGGGAACGCCATTCCGTCTTCATTTCGCCTCCACAAAAATCGAAAAACTCGTCTGTTCGCGCAGTCACTTTTTGCGCGGGGGTGCATAGCCCTTCGTGGCTCAGAAAAAGCCCCCTATCCGTGGAGCGGGGGTCGCCTCTTCGTTGCGCCGAACCGATTGTGACAGTCTACGCATAAAACCCGAAGGTTGCCGAGATCGTTGTTGCCGCCAAGCGATTGGGGCACGATGTGGTCCACAGTCAGTCTGGCACCACTTGTGCCACACATTTCGCACCAAGGCTGCCGTGCTCGTAGTTGTTTGCTCAGTTTCTGCCATTCGGCACCATATCCACGCGCTTGTCTGCTCGCCTTGTTCGGTCGTGGACGAGCGGGCAGTTGGTGGTCAGGGCATCTGCTGCTCTCACAGGGAATTCCGCAATCAATGCAGGACTTAAGCACGGGATCTACCTCCGTCAAGGCGAACTTACGGTGCCGTGCCGCCGACTAGCATCAGGTACTAGCGCCTAACCGCGTGAACTGTGCACCGTCCCGCGATGTAGCAATAGGCGAGCCAATAGAAGGCTCGCGGGCAGGTTGTATTTCAGGGCGACTCCACCTGCCGAGTCATCGTGCCCAGCGCGTGCTGTGTGCTGCTATCGCGCCTTGTGCGCGAGTCTACACCATCCGTTGCGGTCTGTCCAGCCCCATAACACCAGATCTTGTGTCATAGAGTTGGCATAGGTAAATGCGGTGCGACGACCAACGCCACAGCGTCGGTGGTGCGCTCGTATACGTCTTCGAATACCCCTGCCCACGGTGTCCACGCCGCAGACCCGAGCACGGGCTCCAGACGGTCGACAGCGTGATCCAAACGGCACAGATGCAGATGCACCAACTCGTGTGCGATCGTCAAGCGCTGCTCGTCAGGCTTCTGCGCCCAGAACAGATTGCCCACGCGCAGGTTGGCTGTGCGTGCCTGTTCGTTGGGTTCAATGTCTGCATATCGGTCTTCGGGTGCCACATCGTGAATCAACGTGATCTTCCAATGGCTCAATTGCAGCACGGGCAGACAGGTCTCCACATACGCTTCGAGCGCGTCGTAGCGATCAGGCTTTGTAGGATGCTTGGGCATCGTTCACCTCTGCATTCAATTGGCTATCGGACTTGCCCCGCACAATAGCACGCGGGGTCTCGGTGTAGCGTTCCTGCAGCAGCGCAAGCGTGCGCTCGAGGCATTCGATCCAGATCTCGCGATGCAACATCAGCGGGTATGTGCGCATCAAATGCTCCTGCGCCCAGACCTGATTGCCGCGCGTGGCAATCAACGTCAGCCCGATATCGTACGGCTTAGGCTCGCCAGCCCGTGCGCGGCAACGTTTGATTTTATGCAGCGCGGCGTGCATAGGGTATTTGTACCGATTGACCGTCACTTGCAGCAGAGTCGCCTGCTCTGCCGCCGTGCCGTCGTGCACCTTGCGCTCCTCGGACTCCGCAAAGGTTGCGTGTGCGGCTGCGTTTAGATAGGTTGCAAAATCGCCTGTCCAAGCGGGCACACCGCCATCGTCCATCATATGCATTCGGTGCATCACCGTTGGCACAGTGTCCTGATGCTGAGAGAACCACGAGAGAAGCGTGCTGATCGCCATTTATTGCTCTCCTTCTGTTGCAATGACCGTCACCCGTACGCGTTGCACGCCGTGTCCGAGCGGCACTCCCAACGCCTCGAACGCTGCTGGTGCCAGATCAACGAGTTTCTCGTTGTTTGTCTGCCCTCGGCATTGGCACCAATCAACCACCCACGCCACGATTGCCTTGCCGTTGCGTAGATTCTCCACGATGATGCGATACGGCTTCTTTCCCCATCGGAAATCTTTGATCTTTCGCAATGCGGGTCCTGCTGCAGCGTAGAACAGCGTTGGCTTGTCGCCTCGCGTATACCACGCGTTGTTCTTGGTTGCGTCATACCACGTCGCTTTGCCCACAGCGCTTCTGATTGCTTTTGTAGGAGCGATCGTTGCCGTTGGCTCTGGTTTGAACGAATCCCGCAACGGTGCATCCGCAACGGGGAAAAGCAGCACGATGATTGCCGCAATGATCGCCGTTGCCGCCCACAACGCGATCAGCCGCCTCATTTGACCCTCGTTTGGATCTTGCGCTTCACAACCGCCTGCTCAATGCTCGGCTGGTCTTTGCCGAACCATTCCACGAAATCATCCAGATCCAAGACGATCATCGTCCTGCGCCTGCCGCCCGCCCCTGGCGAGTCTCCGACCACGAGGGCTGCGAGTTGATCGCCCTTGACGGGGATGCTTCGAAGCCAGCCATCTAGTCGCTCTGGATAAGATTTACCCACTTTGCATTGAACGGCGATCCATTCGTTGGCAACATCTTGTTTGCCACCGAACTGACCGACCCGTGCTGCGCCTAGACGTTTGGCGATCTCTCGCTCGAACGAATTGCCGCGCGATCGGGCTGTACGCCCACGGCGGCTGCGCTCTGCATTCTGCCGATCGATGTCCAATTCGCTGTGTTCGCTCATCGCCAGCACCCACGGTGCGCCCACGAATACCACGTCGTTTTTCCGTTTGTGTAATCGGTGCGCTGAACGCGCAACGCCTGCTTGTTTTCGGTTACCATCTCTGAACACACAAAACACGGCACGGCAAGCCACGCCGCAGGCTGTTTAGTTCCCGCAATCTTCGCAGGTGCTTTCTTCGCTGCCATTGTGGTGCCCTCCTTCAAGCATTGCGCTCAGACGATGAATCATACCCATCACGGCATCTTCCTGTGTGTCCGCCTCGCAGGTGATCTCGCCGCCGTCGCGGTCAACGATCACGACCACCCACGTCTCGTGCTCTGTCTTCAAGATTTGCTTATATTCGTACCCACACATTGCCGCCCATTGCACCAAATCCGTATACGTCATCACATACCTCGCAATCTATAGCCGCGAGCAGTTCGCTCGCGTTTGATGATCGTGCCTTTTTCGGCAAGATCCTTCAAAGAATTCTGTGCCGTTGTAACCGACACTCCCATCATCTCCGCGAGTTCTCGCACCGTCGGCGCGTATCCGTTATCGCGCACGAAATGCCGAATCGTTGAGATCATCTGATCGTCTTTGCTAATCATCGTCCCCTCCAAATATTGATCTTCGTAAGAGGCACTCTCCGCGTTGCGATAAAGGCATCGTAGCCCACTTCCCACGCCTGATCGGCAGGCATCCACCCAATCACATCGACTTGGCGGAAGCCAGTCTCGGGGATGGGGTATGCCACGAAGATCACCTTGCCTTGCCCAAGATCTTTCTGGCGAACACACAGACCGTTATTCGGATTGCGAATACGGCGCACCTCAATGTTCTCGCCCACATCAGGCTCATTCTTGTGCTGATGATGCTCTGAGCGATGCCAGACCTTGCCGTGCCATTTGAGCCGTGTGCTCTGAGCAACAGCCGCCTCAGCGCACGCTGCCGCAAAAGATGCCGTGGCATCGTCTTCCATCAGATCACGGATGTAGTACGGCATATCGCCTACGCCGTGCATTTGTGCATTGCGACCATCGCCGACATTGCGCGCCTCGGCGTACTCTGCATCCGTCAAAGAGACCAGCACGCCGCGCGTTTGGTACTCGATTGCCGTTTGCTGCATCGTGGTCATTCTTGCCCCCGTCTCATCAAAATCTCAGCAACGCTCATTGGTTTTGTATTAGAAGAAGAATAATCTTTTCTTTTCTTCTCTACTCTACTCTTCTCTAGCGCGTTCTCATTTCGTTCCGATTCCGTTCCGTGTGCGTTCTGGAACCGTTCCTTTCGTATGCGTGCCGTGGGATCAGCCTGATGCTTTGCCCAGTTCGTCACGATGATGGAGCCGTTGTCCGTCTTCGTCAATAGCCCAAGGTCGAGCAGTCGTTTGAGGTGCCGAACATCTGCCACCCCGCCCACGCACGCCTTGAAATGCGCATCGTTCACGAATTCACCCTTCGGCGTTTGGTGATATGCCTCGAACAGCGCCGCGTCCCACAGCACATACGCCTCCGCGCCCTTTGGTTGCGCCAATAGATCCACGATCTTGGGATCTTTGA